ACTAGACACATTTTTGGAAATCTAGTTGTATATTCTGTATATCAATTATATAGTCCTGCTTTTTTTTATGGTTCGACCATAATTCGACCATTTGATGTTTTATGTACTATCAAGATTTCTATATTTCATATTTTATATTACTTTAAATATTATATTTGCGCATTGTCAAACTAAAATAGTGCGTTTATGAAATCGTTATTAAAAAATGTCCTAAGAAGGATAAGTAAAAAACAATCTTCTAAAGAAGATAATGCAACAGCCTTTTATCCCCAGTGTTGTGCAAAAGTGGATGATTCCGCTCGTATGCGTATAAAAATGTCTTATGACCAAAATGTAAAAGAAACTATATCAAGCTTGAAAACACTTGCTAATGATATGTCTAGTGGCTTTGTTACTTTTAAAAAGTTTCAGACTAGGCGTTATCAATACAACCCGGATGCAGATGCAACTCTATATGCTTCAAGACTGCTTCGTGCAGCTTCTATATTGGAGTTCCTATTAACTGATCCTGATAATAAATCTTAGAGATTCATTTTTTCAGCTAGAGCAGAGAGCCCTATCAGTAGTTCAGTTATATTTTGGGCTTTTCCGACAACATCATCAACTTTCGCTGCTGTATCAGGGCTTAACTCCTTTTCTAATCGTTCTAGCTGCATTTGAAATGTATCAAAACTTAATATATATAAGTCTCTTTCAACAGTGAATCCCCCTTTTCTGCAAAATTGAATATTTCAAAATTCAACGTAAGATATTCAATATCATATCCTTTATAGTCAATAAATCTCCTATTTTTGAACTCCTCTAAAACTATTTCATATTGTTCTTTACTGATCCTAAGGTCTGGTATATCTTTATAATTTAGTTTAGCTGTTCTTTTCCCGTTTGCTACAACCAAAATATAATTTAATACTTTATCCTTTTCTTCAGCTGTTATAACTAAAGGATATTCTCTTTCATCTTTTGGGGGTACAGTTCTAATTGGGCGCATATTTGAAAAAATATTTATTCTATTGTTTATATAGTTTCATTCTAGTATTACTGTAATACATTATATCTTTTTCTATTTCGCAGGGAATTGTTAAATTGTCTTTTTCTACTATTAGATTCACAATATTGTCGTTTATAGAGTATTTACCTGATACCGTTTCTTTCCATTCATATTCTAAATCCTCATTATCATCTGCAACATTATATATTGTGAAAGATTTCAAGTCAAAAGATATAGCAAAAAAAGATCTTAAATAAGGAGTGCCTTCTTCAAAAGACAATCGAGTTTTTCCGTACCAGTCTTTTGCAGAAGTCCATGTTGTTCCTGCTAAATTAATACTGTCATCAGAGCATGAATTAAATATAAGCACAAATAAGAAGGATAGTATTAAAAATCTTTTTTTCATACGTATATAAGTTTATCCTACATTTCGTTCATTTTTCAACATAGTCAGTTCTCCTTTGGCTTTTTTAAGTTCTTCTGTGAGTAACTGATTCGTTTTAGTTTGTTCGGTGATTATACCTTGCAAGGTAGTGATCGTATCTACCAAGCGTTTCATTTGTTCTATGTTTGGGTCAGGTGTTACTTCTGAAAGTAGCATTTGACCTTTTCCGCGAAGTAACCACTCAGCAGAAATATCTTCATAGGTTAGTAGAATTGAAGTTAATACCTTAGCGGAAGGTTCTGTTCCACGTTGAAACATTGATGCTATTACAGATTGTGTTACACCAATTCTTTTCGCAAATGCGCTATCTGTAATGCCGGCAGACAGAATTATTTCTCTAATTCTTCCATTAATAGTGTTGTTATTTGTCATAAATCCAATCAATCAAAAGTTAATAAAACGCAAATGCGATAAAATAAAAAGTTTTTTGTTTTTAAAATAACGCAAATGCGATTATATTTGCATCATAAATCAATCAATCATACAAACATACAAAAAATGATTGATAAAACCAATTAAAAAATAACGATTATGAGCTACAATTTATCACAAATAATGAAGTCTGCACACCGCAATTACAAGAAGGGTGGAAAAACATTTTCAGAGTGTTTAAAATCTGCATGGAGCTTTGCAAAACTCCAAGAAAGTTTCTCACCGGAAGCTGTGAAATCAAGAACTGATAAATTTTTAGCTGAAAGACATGAAGCTATGAGCAAGACTGCCAAAGCTACACCTAGTAAGGAATATAATAACCTTAATATTCCCGCTTCCGCTTACTACAACCCAAATAGTACTCATTACGGTGCACATTACGTCGGAGATTAATCAAATTATACAACAATGGATAAAAGAACCGAACTAGAAATACAGCGAGACAAATATGAAGCTGTGATTGAAGAACGAGACGCGTTGATCAGCTCTTTGAGAGGTGAAAATGAAAAACTCAAACGAGATTTAGAATCAGAACGTGGATTTTATAGAGAGAAAGTTTCCCAATGTGATGATTTGAAGAAATTTATTGAATCGCAACGAAACTTAATGGACATAGTTTTGAAGAACAACCAAAGTATTCTCTAACCCTCACTAAAGTCAAACCAAACCGCCGGTTATCCGGTACCCAGTCCGGTCTTTGAGCCTGCCCTTGAAGGGAGACTGGGAACAACAGAGAAGAGTTCTTTGACATATTGGTAAAATGGTGTTTTGGAAGCCGACACGTGCCGAAAGGGATTACTGACGTAGGCGGGCTTCTCAACGATATAATGCTGTGGTTAATGGTCAAGCCGTATCGTTGTAAAACTAAATCAGTTAGACGTTTGTCGGCAAATCGAGGTATTTGCTTTATGTATATAAAGGTGATGTAGCTCAGGCAGGTTAGAGCGCTGTGTGTGGTGGATGGTTGAGAGTTCGAGTCTCTCAAGAAACACTCTTAGCTTAACGGAAGAGCACCACAAGCAGAGGTCGGCGGTTCGAATCCGCTCATCGCTTCAATGTTTAATTTAAAATTAGATTGTATGGAAAAGGATATTCAGAGACGTAACGTAATTGATGTATTACGGGGTATGGATGTTGGTGCAATAGAAGTATTTCCTATCGTTCAGAAACCGTCTGTAACTAATACATTGAATGCTCGGCTTTATAAAGAAAAAGCTGAAGGAATGGCTTGGAAAACAAAGTCAGATGTAAAAAATATGCAGTTTATAGTAACCAGAATTGCATAACTACCTTGCTTGTTGAGATGATCAGAGGTGAAATGGCTGAAATATTGCTAGATAATATTCTCCGTCTGTTTTCTACAGAAACGTTTGGAAAAGATAAGTCTGCGTATTATGTGGGTGGGGAAAAGAAATTGATGAATCTTATAGAAGCGGGTAAGATTGAAAGTGATAAGCCCACTAATGTCCAAAACGGCAAGTGGCATTGTAATGCTGCTCAAGTATTACTTCATTGCCGATGTGCGGGAAGGAAAGTTAAATCTAAAAAACGGAAGAAATGAAAAAGATTAAAGTGATACAGTATGCCATGATGTTCATTGCCTTATGGACAACACTGTATCTTGTAGATAGCATTGAAGTTAGCAAGAAAGAATTTATTGCTGCTTTTGTATTGGTGACTGTCGTATCAGTGAATTATATCTGTTTTCGATACTACGAAGATAGGAAACAAAATAAAGATAGCCTGTGAAGGTCTGCATTGCTTAATTTTAGTATTTGTCATGTTTATTTAGCCCGGTTCGCCGGGCATCTGCCGGGATAGCCCAGTTGGTTAGAGCGCATGTTTCTACATGAGGTCAGCGGTTCGAATCCGTTTCCCGGCTCAACTCAATCAGAGTTAAGTAACCCGTGAGGGGGAAAATTATGTTTGTATCAATAACAATTCAATCAATGTAGCCGGAAGCGTCTGGCTACGACCTGAAGGAATGGCGGAATTGGTAGACGCAAGTATGCAGATAGATTGAAGAAAGTCATACATAGGTAATCTATCATCCCGGTTCGAGTCCGGGTTCCTTCACAGAGAATTTTTCTTTTTATGTTTAACTAATGTTGCCAGCGAAAAGGACGCTGTAGGGTTAAAGCCCCTGTTATTTGAGTTTTAATTGTTCTATACTATTCCGGTGTGCTTTGAACGGCTATCCGGAAGCAAGAAGCTCGTGAGAGTGCTATTTAATAGTTAATGTCGTGTTTTATTTTGTGTTTGTGTTCTAGGTGAATGGTTCGTGAGAATAGTTCACTTAAAACGGATGGCTGGTGTAATTGGCAGCATACGCAGATATGCGTGATGTGGGTTCGATCCCCACGCCATTCACCCTTCTGATCCTAATTAAATTATAGTAGTTCATGAGTTTTGTTTTGTGTTTGTGATTGGGGTGTATGGTCTGTGAAGATAGTGCACCTTTTTAATTAATCGGGCGGATATGTATATCGTTGGTTGAAACTGCGGTGAGGTGCACCAATATTCCGTGAGACCGGTTCGACTCCGGTTCCGTCCACTAGCATTTACATTATGTATAAATCAGGGAGCCGTACACCCTTCAAAGCGTAGCCGTTCCATAAGGTACATTGGATTATTCATTTTCTTATTTTTCTGCCTGTACAATATCGTACAGGCAGTTTTTACTACCTGAAAATGGCGTTAAAATGGCGAAGTTTCTGTTTGCTAAACTTGTCAATAACGATTACCTTTACTGATGTAATGAGCTAAAAGTCAAACCATTAAATTAGAATTATGACAGCGAGAAAAAACACTGTATCAACGGTTCAGAATGAAGAGAAGAAGAAAAATTCTATCAGACCGCTTCTAGCTTCTGAAATTGAATGTAGGGTTGGTACTATGAAACCGGACGGTTCGGGCTGCTCCTTGCTATTATACAAGGATGCTCGAGTAGACATGAGAATACTTGATGAAGTGTTCGGAGAAATGAACTGGAAACGGCACCATGATGTCGTTAATGGGAATCTATTCTGTACGTTGTCCATTTGGGATAATGAAAAGAAGGAATGGGTGAGTAAACAGGATGTTGGGACAGAATCTAGCACAGAAAAAGAGAAAGGGCAGGCTTCGGACGCCTTTAAACGTGCAGGATTTAACTGGGGAATTGGGCGTGAACTTTATACGGGTCCTTTCATTTGGATTCCACTTGAGAAAAATGAAATATATCAGAGCAAAACAGGTTCTCCTGCTCTATACACCAAATTCAGTGTAAAAGAGATTGGTTATAACGAGCAAAAGGAGATTATTTTACTTGTTATTGTGGACAATAAAAACCGCGTTCGTTTTGCTTATGGTAATACAAAGGAAAAAGTATATGCTCCCAATGTTTCTGCTTCAAACGCTTCGGGTAAAGTATATACTGGTGTAGACCTGGATCGTGCAATTAAACAAATGACTGGTGTTAAAAGCCGCGAAGAGCTTGAGAGAGTTTGGGCTGAACATCCCGAACTTCACAATAATAAGGAGTTCAGAAACATAACTATTGACATGCAGAAAACGTATCCTCCTAGAAATTGATAATAATGATAGAATTAGTGAAATCCAGTGTGGTTTTCAATGAGGAAAACCACACTTATATGCTCGGTGAAAAACAGTTGCAAGGTATAACCGGTATGATTAGCCGGCAGTTGTTCCCTGACAAATATAAAGATGTCCCCGATTTTGTATTGAAGAGAGCTGCAGAGAAGGGTAGCCTTATTCATGCTCAATGCCAGTTTGCTGATGTAACAGGCTTACCTCCTGAAAGTATTGAAGCAGAGAATTATATCAGAATGAGGGTAAATGCCGGATATAAGGCGCTTGCCAATGAATATACCGTTTCTGATAACGAATACTTTGCATCGAATATAGATTGTGTTTGGGAGAAAGCCGGTAGAATTAGTCTTGTTGACATCAAAACTACCCTTCATCTTGATAAGGAGTATTTAAGTTGGCAGTTGTCAATCTATGCTTATTTCTTTGAACTTCAAAATCCATTACTCAAAGTTGATAAATTGTTTAGCACTTGGTTGCGTGGTAATAAACATGAATTTGTTGAAATTAGCCGTAAGCCTGATAAAGAAGTCAAGAAATTAATGGAATGCGAGAAGAAGGGTGAGCAATATCTATCCATTCTTCCTGTTCCTGCCCCTGATGATGACAAGTTACTTATTCCAATGCAACTTGTAAATACTATAATCGGAATTGAGGAAGAACTTGCAGATCTAACCAAGATTCAGAAAGATTATAAGGCAAAACTGAAAACTGCTATGCGTGAGAATGGTGTCAAGTCATGGGATGCCGGAAGATTGCGAGTTAGTTATACACCCGCTTCTACGAGTGACAATTTTGATACTAAAAAGTTTCAGGCTGACTATCCGGAATTATATTCTAAGTATATCAAAACAGTTCCTAAAGCTGATAGTATCCGTGTAACAATAAGGGAGGATAAATCATGAGTTTAAATAAATTGATGCTTATCGGGCATGTTGGCAAAGACCCCGATATTAGAATTTTGGAAGCTGGTTCTAAAGTGGCCACTTTCTCCTTTGCCACCACTGAAAAAGGTTATACCCTTGCCAATGGAACACAGGTTCCTGAAAGAACTGAATGGCATAATATTGTTGTTTGGCGTGGTCTTGCCGATGTTGTTGAGAAGTATGTCCATAAGGGAGACAAGTTGTATCTGGAAGGAAAGATAAGAACTCGGAGTTATGATGATAGCAGAGGAATTAAACGGTATATTACAGAACTTTTTGTTGATAATATGGAGATGCTTTCTGTTAAGCCTCAACAAGCGCCACCACCGCCACCTCTTCCGGAACACACCAATAATCAGACTCGAAGTGCGGTGAATGAGTGCCCGCCACCGCCACCACCGACTAAGGACGATTTGCCATTCTGATAGGTTATGGAAGCAACATTGACGAAGAAAGATGGCAAAATCCAAATGGATAAGTCTTTCGAGTTCATGTGCAGCACACTTCGTAATGGAGAATACACTGTAACCATTAAGAAAAAAACACAGCCGAGAACATTAAATCAAAATGCTCTCATGTGGAAATGGTTTCAGTGTATTGGTGCCTGTTTGCGTGAATACACAGGTGAAGAGTATTGGAGCACTGCTGCTGGAGTTCAGGATATACATGACTTGTATTGTAAGAAGTTTCTTGTGAAACAGGTTCATGTGAATGGTAAGGTGGAAACTATTGTGCGAGGAACAAGTAAACTTAATACTTTAGAGATGCATAATTTCATGGAAAGCGTGAAAATAGATGCGGCCACCGAGTTTGGTATTACACTTCCATTGCCTGAAGACCAGCATTACTTAGATTTTATTCATGAGTACCAAAACCGGTACTAATTAATCCTTTTATAATTTATGATTGCAAATTTGAGAAACTACGAACCCGAGACAATCGAGTTTGTAGTTCCCGATTCTATTCGGGAAAAATTTCCCCCTGTTTTATTTCAGGGTTCTACGAATGTAGATGAATTGATAAAGTTGGTGAATGAGCATTTCAATGCTACATTCCCTGAAAGTGAGGTGACACAACGTTTACTGGATGAATTTGAGATTTCCGAAATTCGTGAAGAGTATTGCATCAAGCAAGAGAATGAGGTCCCCAAACGCGAACGTGAATTGTTGGAAGCCATTGAACGTGCGAAGAAAATTAAGAGTGATGCTCAAGACAGGTTAGCTTCTATTAAGACTGAAATTAAAGACCTGGCTGCCGAGGTCAAAAAGGGGACGAGGGAGTATCATCTTTCAAGTAAGAATACGATCCGGTTTGCTCTTGATGGATATTTCCTGTATTATTCATGGGTGAACGGTGAGTTTAAGCTTGTGAAAGCTGAAAAAATTCCTGATTGGGACAAACGTTCTCTTTGGGCACAGGAAGATCGAAACAGAAAAGCGATGCTTGATTTGTTTGGTATTGAATATCCTGAAGTAGAACGTCCTATTGATGATACAGAAGATTATGGGGACAAGTTCGAAGAAGACCTGTCTGATAAACTTCCTGAAGAAGAACCGGAAGACGATGAGTAGATTGCAGCACAAAAAAGGCAGGAAGTCCAACTATGTGAAGCGGCTTGTGAATAATCCAGATTGGGAAGAAGCCAAGCGTAAAGTTCGTATTAGGGACGGACATAAATGCCAGATGTGCGGTAAAGACTTTAATTTAGAGATTCACCACAAAACATACAGGGTTAACGGAAAATCAATCGTTGGTCATGAGCTTGAACATCTTGATTGTCTCGTTACCCTTTGTGGTGACTGTCATTTGAAAGTTCATAAATATCACATCAAATTATGACATACCAGTTAAGAGACTACCAAAAAAGTGCTAGTGATGCAGCGGTCAGCGTTTTTAAATCCAAGGAAAAGAAAAACTACGTGATAGTTCTTCCCACTGGTGCCGGGAAGTCCCTTGTCATTGCCAATATAGCTGCACGGATAGACGGGCCGCTGATAGTGTTCCAGCCTAGCAAGGAAATACTCGAACAAAATTTTGCGAAACTTCAATCATACGGCATATTCGATTGTGGAGTTTATTCAGCTTCTGCCGGAAGAAAGGATATCAATCGTATTACGTTTGCTATGATTGGTAGTGTGATGAAACACATGAGTTTCTTCAAACATTTCAAGCACGTTCTGATTGATGAATGTCATTTAGTGAATCCGGAGAAAGGAATGTATAAGGAATTCTTTGAAGATGAGCAAAGGAAAGTTATTGGGCTGACAGCGACTCCTTACAGATTATGTTCAGGAAGAGGTGGTGCTATGCTTAAATTTATAACTCGTACCCAGCCAAAGGTTTTCACTGATGTTATTTATCACTGTCAGGTGAGTGAACTACTTGCTAAAGGATTTCTCGCAAGTTTGAAATACTATGATATTACAAAGTTGGATTTAAGTAGAGTCAGGACTAATTCTACTGGTGCAGATTACGATGAAAAAAGTCTTCTGCAAGAGTTTGAACGTGTGGACATATACAAAGATATAGTTGGATGGACAAAACGTCTGTTGAACCCCAAATCGGGCATACCACGCAAAGGTATTTTAATATTCACGAGGTTTATTCGTGAAGCTGAAAAACTGGCTTCCGAAATTCCTAATTGTGCGATCGTTAGCGGTTCTACTCCAAAGGAAGAAAGGGCACGAATTCTGAAAGGTTTTAAAGATGGAAGAATAAAAGTTGTTGCTAATGTCGGAGTACTTACAACCGGATTCGATTACCCGGAGCTTGATACGATTGTTCTTGCACGTCCAACCAAATCCCTTTCCCTCTATTATCAAATGGTCGGTCGTGTTATTCGTCCCTGCCAAGGTAAAGAGGGTTGGGTTGTTGATTTGAGTGGGAATTTCCGGCGTTTTGGGCGTGTTGAAGAGTTACGCATAGAACAGCCTGAAAAGGGAAAATGGTGTATAATGAGTCGTGGCCGTCAATTAACCAATGTAGTATTTTAATTATCATGTGGAGAAATTACAAGAAGAAAGAAAAGAAAAAGCCTCTTTTCGAGGTAGAAGGTGTTAAGGTCAAGAAGAAACCTGATCTTGTCGATAAACTAGACAGAATATTTAGTTTATTCATCCGTTATCGTGATACGATGCCTAATGGATATTTTCAGTGTATTTCATGTGGTAAAATAAAGCCTTTCAATAAAGCAGATTGCGGTCATTACATCAACCGCCAACACATGAGTACTCGCTTTGATGAAATGAACTGCAATGCTCAATGTTCACATTGTAACCGCTTCATGGAAGGAAATATTCAGGATTATCGCAGACGTCTAGTTGCCAAGTATGGTGAACGAAATGTGCTGATCCTGGAAGCCAAGAAAAATGTTACTAAGCAATTTAGTGACTTTCAATTAGAAAAGCTGATTACTCATTACAAGGAAGAAGCGAAAAAACTGAAGGAAGCAAAAGGTCTGTGAGTTTTATTACTAATCGGAGTATAATCCCTTAAAATATGGAAAGAAATTCATTCATCTTTTATAAAGGGTGGAGAGAAGCAATCAAGGATTTGCCGGATGATGTCAGGCTGGAGATTTACGAAAGCATAATTGAGTATGCGACAACGGGAAATCTTCGGGGGTTGAAACCTATGGCAAATATTGCTTTCAACTTTATAAAGATAGATATAGACAGGGATACTGAAAAGTATATGTCTATTGTGGAAAGGAATAAGAGCAATGGTTCTAAGGGGGGACGTCCGAAAAGTGAAAACCCAAAAGAACCCAAAGAACCCACAAAACCCACTGGGTTATTTGGAAACCCAAAAGAACCCACAAAACCCGATAATGATAATGAATATGATAATGATTATGTAGATGATAATGATTCTCATTTAAAAAAGAAAGAAACTTCTCCTAAAGGAGAATCAAAGAAAGACGAGCTTTCTTTGTTCCCCGAGGAAAAGATTGATTGGGGTGGGCTAATGGATTATTTTAATTCCACGTTTAAAGGTAAACTTCCTGCTATAAAGTCCATAGATGCAAAACGAAAGAAAGCTATTAAAGCACGTGTCGCACAATACGGGAAGCAAGCTATATTCGATGTGTTCCAATTGGTTTTAGACAGTCCTTTCTTGCTTGGACAAAACGATAAAAATTGGAGGTGCACTTTTGACTGGATATTCTTGCCTACAAAATTTACAAATATTTTAGAAGGTAACTATAATGGAAAACGAACTGATACTGCGGCCACAAGAAGAGAATCGGTTAGCAGTCTTACGGACCTCGCCGAAGAACTACTGCAAAGCTCTATGCCCAAAGAAGGTTGAAGATGTATTTCAAAGTGATGAACCTTCTATTGGCACTATCATAAGAAAGTTTGGTGAACCACAGGCTAGAGCAGTGCTGGTCATATTGATAGCTGATGCCTTGGAGTTTTTCAATGTCAGTAATACAATGTCTGCTACCCAAGTTGCTACTACAGTAGATTTAATCATTGAAGAATATCCCTATATGAAAACTGATGATTTTAAACTGTGTTTCAAGAATGCAATGAAAATGAAATATGGTGAAAATTACAATCGTATTGATGGTTCTATCATTATGGGATGGCTTCGTGAATACAACAAAGAACGTTGTGCTGTTGCTGATAATCAGTCATGGAATACTCATAAGGCTAAATTGTCAGGGGAAACGAGTTTTACAAGTGGCTTGTCGTATGAAGAATACCGGAACGAACTCAAACTTAGAGTTGAGCAAGGAGATGAAGAAGCTGCTAAAGCGTTAAGTCTCTCAAATGAAATAATCTCTTATCTAAACAAAAGAGAATATGGCAAACAAGAAGCAGAAGGTGACAATTTACTGGAACACTAGGCATATCAAACTTGAAGATATTCCTGAAGTGAAAAGAAGAATACGGGAGCGTTTTGGTATTCCTAATCACACAACTGTTAATGGTGAAACGGATTGTTATATCCGTGAGGAAGATATGGAATTGCTTCGGGAAACGGAAAAACGTGGCTTCATTCAAATACGTAATAAGCCCGCATGAAAATGGCGTTAAAATGGCGAAGTTTCTGTTTGCATAACTTGTCATTTTACG